GTAACACCTGACCAAGAATATTGAGTCCACTTACCTGGAAAACTTATATCAGCTAACACAATTACAGTGTATGGTCTTACCAACAATAACGGAGGAGTTACAAATCCATATCCGGGTTCAATAATCTCAGCAGAGATAACTTGTCCGTTTTCATCAATTGATGTTTTAATCCTAGCTTCGTTGTTGTTGATAATTGAAACACTAGGAGCTATTTTATAACCAAATCCTGGGTTAATGATCTCAACTGAAACAATTTTTCCATTTAACACATCACAAGACAATTGTGCTTTTTTTAATTTTTTAGTTAAAATTACATCTCTACCTTCTATGTCTTCAACTAGTTGGTCATATTCTCCCAATAGTACATCAGGCACAGGGTCTTTAGAATTTAAAATGTCAAAATTAACAATACCTGTTATTAATTTGCCTTCTAACGTAGTATTAACAAAATCAAAAGCATTTCTTAATGCCGCTGTTCTATCAACAAACATTGTTTGACGAGGGCGCACTTCAACGCCGTATCGTAATCTAGCTGGCAATACAGGATCAGGTACTAGGTTTCCAAGGCTATCTTTACCTAGCAGACTATCAAATAATTTTCTTTCAATGTATTCGTTAGGGAAACTATTTTCACTGTTTTCTTCAACCAGTAGCCATTCTGTATGCTTATTGATGTTATTATTAATTGTATCAGATGAGACATTTAAATAAATTCTTTCTCCTATCAAATTAGACTTAAAGTTGGTAACAACTAATGAATCTTTTGAAATTATTGACAGATATTTTAATCCATACGACTTTGGATTTTCTATAAGTGTTGCAACTTCTTGAGCAGTAATTCTTCTATCTTGCGCTCTTGGCACAATAGTTTTTCCCTTAACCCAGAAATAATAACTTACTTCAAAACTATTATTATTTGGGTTAAAAACAGAACGTGTGCTATATACTGTATCATCGGAAAATCTTGGCTGGCCGCTTATTCCCTGTGTTAACCCCTCGTTGGTATCGGCAATGGCCGCCCATTGACTAGGAAGATATGCAGATTCCACCCATTCATATATGTCAATTGACGACCCTGGAAATATTTTGCCCCAGGTATTTTTTCTATATGCTGGCTCTCCTTGTTCATACCATACATATTTTACAGTACTAAGATCCCACCACAATTCACCTACCTGAGTCGATGACCATTTAGATGAGATATCAATAACAACTTCGTTGGTTCCGATTTCGTACACCGCGGGGTCAAAAGAAGTTTTATATCTAATTTCTTGGTCAGCTAATCCCGGAATACGACCTTTCAACGGGTCAATAATATCAAGATAATCAACAACTTCTTCTTTAAAAGAATCTATAGTAGATGCGTTTTTAATTTTAAATGTATCTACAAGATCTTCTTGTTGGCGATAAACTGCCCAGGTATTCAATTCTGGAATTATTTCATTCCATATATAAACAGAACCGTTAGGATAACCGGACACTAGAGAACCAGGACTACCAACAAGAATTTCGTTATCGTCTACTAATACAGATTTACCGTAATGACTTCCTGAATCTACTGTGCTGTCAAACATCTCTTGAGCTAATATAAATTTCTCATTATATCTATTATAAACATAAGCAGTGCCAGATTCTGGTTTTAGTTCTCCAAATATGCAAGCCTGTGCATCAAATGTTGTTACGCCGTCGTCAAATGTAATATTGTTAAACTGGTTAGTACCTTGAGATGTGATAGACAATATATCGGCCGCGGCATTTATACTAACAGCATATCCAAAGTTTAATAATGGTTCTCTTGAAGGGTTGTGTAAGATTTGTAAGAATTTAAATTCTGTCCCGTTCCATTTGTAAGCGTACACTTTTCCAAATCTAGTGTATCCATCGTTTACTGTTGTAGATGATATAAACAAATACGTGCCTAGTTCGTTCATGCAAATTTCTGAACTTAATTTGTCGCCGGCCCTTATTAGATTTTTATATTCATCAGTTGTACTATCAATAGTTTGAATTAATGAATAATTATTATTCACTAACTGGTAGACAAATACTGCTCCTTTTTCGTCTGCATAGCCAGGCGATGCAACTGCGATAAGGGTTCCTTCTTTATTACCTACAATCTTATTACCAAATCTAGATTTAGTTGCTAGATTAGAGATAGGTAATGTCAATTGTGTTCCGGTTGTTATATCAAATACCCGGTGTGCTGATGTTCCTGTGGTTGTATAAGAAAGAATTGATCCGTTAGTTCCGGTTGATGCAACACGAATGATTAGATCGTTTCTAGGATGGGCTCCACCTAATTGATTACCATAAATTATTATCTGAGAAGAAGTGTTGTAATTTGTTCCAGAATTAACAATACCGGTAACTGTGTATGTTACATCTGATCTACTGATATCAAATTTTGCATCCTGGCCAACTGTACAAGTAGAAGCAACATTTAGATAAGATTTAGTACCGGTAGTAATGTCTACTGTATATCTATAGACAACTCCGGTACTGGTATTTTGTCCAGGGGTGCCAACTAATAATGTTTTTGTTGAAGTAGTTCTACTGACAAATAACCCTTTAGAAAATTCTGCTTTATTTTGAGGAACAGGATTGACTAATACTGCATAAGGAATTTCTGAATAAGGACGAATCCTGTCAATACCAGATATTTTTAATAGACCTTCAAATGCTCTAGATGATTCTGCATTTGCTCCCTTGGCATATCTTATACTACCGGTAGTATCAACACGAACTTTGCTAGCGTCTGGAGAACTGGCAAATACTAGGTCGTCTGTCTCATCATGTATGATTGTATCACCAAAAGATGCGGTGTCTGCCAAGGCTTTGTATATGTTAAAATATTCGTTAACAAATTCATTCAACGTGTAATTTACTAAAGGTACAAGCGTCCCTTCAACTTTAGTATAGATATAAATTTTTCCATAGCCGATAGTAAGATCTTTATACGTCGGCGCTGTTACTAATACTGTATTATTTCCGTGTTGTTTAGAAAATTTAGATCCGTATTGCTGATTAATGTTACTGTTAGGTGCGGTAAACTCAACCTTATCATAATTTTCAATCTTTTTATAAACTGCCCATTTACCGTTAACATCTTCATCTACCCAAAATAATTCATTAAGAGAAACATCTGCAATAGTAGGGAACGCAGTAATATCGTCAAATGTTTTAAATCGTGTACTAATAAATTTAAAAAGTACACCAGAATTAAAAGTTGTAGGAACATTAACAACAGTTGATTTTACTGTAAATTTGTTTAGAGCATTAACTTTAGTTACATAGTATATACCATTGACCGTATCTTCAAATCTTGTAATGCCTATTATATCTCCAGTATGTAATCCGTGATTACGATCAGTTGTTAATATAATTGTTTGAGATTCCGATCCAGTTGCAATATTTGTAACTATTGGTATTTGTCTTGTATATCTAAATACATCCCAACTACCGTTTCCAGCAAATCCTAGCCAGAATGTATCACCTTCTTTTACTGAATTTACATTATTAATACTAAGCAACGCAGTAATATCAGTGATGGTATAATTTATATCGTCTAATCGTACATATCCTGCTGTACTTAATATAAAAATATTATCGTTGAATGTTCCTTCTACTGTAGGGAACGATTCTGCAGGATTATAATTTTTAGGGAGTATTGTTGCATCAACAGGGGTGATATAAGAAATTAAACTATTAGCATCCGCAGGGATAGAATCCACTAGTTGAATAATCTGATTGCTTTCAACAAATTCTTCTTCTCTCAACGGAATCTCTAATTGTTCAAAACTACTATAAGATCCAAAAGAACCTATTCTAAACGCCCACTCTTCAGAAAATTCTATTTTCCCCTGAAGATTTTGTAGGCTAGCTTTTTCTAATTTTGTTATAGCATTTCTAGTTCCCTTTTCTTTTATAAATCCTTGATAAAACTTGTATTGACTTATTGCGTCTGGGAAAATATTATTGAGATATGATCTCGGTGTATACCCAACTAAATGTTGAGACATACGCTGTTGTCCGAGATCAAAATTATCTACATCTAGACTATAAAAATCTTCAAATTCATTTATTTTATAATCAAAATTTGGCAATAATTGCGGTGTTGGCTTTTCGGGTAATTTATACCAATAGGCAAAAGTAAACTGAGCAGAGCCTGTTACCTTTTTAATGGCAGAAAAATAGTTGTCAACATATCGAACAATATCGCCAACTTTATAATCAGCGTATGGTTTCCAATCTGTTATAGAAGCGGTATCATATATAAATCCAGGACTTATAAAATCACCGTTCCAATCTGCTGTCTTAAACCCTTTTAATTTAATTCGTCTTTGTCTATATCCAGTCTCAATATCATATATGATATCACTAAAGATAGTTTTATTATTAAAGACTAGTACATGTTCTTTTTGTACTAAATTTAATCTTGCAAAGAAAAATCCTTCAAGTGTATTAACCGCAGAAATTGTAAATATTCCATCGACCCTAGATATAGAAAAGTTCTTAGATGGAAATATTTTTCCATCGGCTTTTAACAAACTATATTCATAAAAATTATCTAGTATATTATCAACTACAGCATCTGAATATTTAAAAGATAACACATCGGCAAATGGGCTGAGTGTAATTACGCTATTATCTGCCCAATTTTGAGTTGACCAATATAAGAATTCTTGGCAACTAAATTCCCAATTAACGACTTGAGAAAAATCTTGGTTGTAATTATCGAAAATAAATCCTTGAGCTTCTAGCCAGCGACCGTAACCAAGAATAAAATCACAAACTTCCTGGATTGATGTCATCCTAGTTCCGTAAGAAACTATTGTTTCTGCCGATTCAAATCGTGTTGGCTTGATTACAGATATGCCTCCTACTTTAGGTAAACTAGATAATGCTTTATAATAACTCTTTACAAACAACGCATCTGTCTTGTGATTAGTTATTACGCTATAGTAGACATTTGTATAATATACAATCTGTCCCTTCTGGTAATAAGAATTAGAAGACCATGTTAAGAATGATTCAAACGTATCACCAACAGAAATAATAGAGTCACTAACTTGGCGAAGCGGTTTATTAATTTTAAAATATAAATTTTGTCTGTCATACCCTCTTATTACATAAGCAGATTGGTATTTTTGAACAATAACACCAGATATAGCAATAGTTTCAATAGGATTGCTTGTGTCAAACTGTACAACATAATCTTCGGGAGGAAGGAACGGATTAGGATTGTAGGAGCCTAATTGAACAGAATCTATAATTACTGACAACTTATCTTTGTTTACGAATCCCCCCACTTTATTAATTAAATTAAAAGTAGCATTTGTTAAATCTTGAGATAGGTTAGTTAAATACCCATTATTTTTTTGTGTCCCATATTCGATCACATACACACTATATCCCGACGATCTTATAATAGTCGAATCAACGGTGTTTGAATATAGTGACATTTTAGAAGAAGATAAGAATTCAAAGTTAGTACCATATGTATACTGCCCTGCAATATTTTTTTGAATCCTACTAGTATCAAACAGGACAGATGAATATGTTGCAGGTTTGCAAAGTGCTAGAATAATTTGTACCGCAAATGGCCAATTACTGGTTCTACGCCATGCATTTTCTACTGGACCACAATCTCCGAATGACCATCGTTGATCAGTGTCGAGGATATGATCGTTAAGGCCGAGACTTGCCCAACTCCTAGGATCAACTATGTTTCCATTTTCGTCTACGGGAATAATTTGACTTAGCCCGGGTCTTGCGTATGTTGTGTCTATTCCCGCCCGTGACCCCTGTGCTATTTTACCTAATTCTAAATCTTGCCATAGTCTCATATTACCGGATGTGTACGGAATAGGTCCGTATTCGGACTCCCACCATTCTGGTTTAATGTAAAAACCTAACATCTCCCAAGGATGGGTTTCGGGGCGATCAGTATCGAAGTAATACTTATAAATTGCACGCCAGTTACCTGGTATTGTTTTATTAAAAATATAATCTACAGCAGATTTATAATTATAAGTTTTATGATTATCTATGAAATAAGTATTATTGGTTTCGTAATCAATTCCGTATAGACCTGTCCATTTTAAGAACAAACCTTGTACAATGCTATAAATTTCTTGGTATGAATATTCACTATTCCTAAATACGCCCGGAAGTACATTGTTAATGTCTAACAGTTCGGGGTTATAATCAGTTTTAATATTATTAAAAATTCTCTTTTCAAATTCTAAAATAATGTCGTCTCTATAATCGTCAAACGCAACTAACAAACTACCGTCGTGTCCTTGTATAACATTTCTCGGTTCTTCTGCAAACGTTTCGTCGAGATATTTAGATGGAATAAACTTAGGATACAATCCTAATTTAGTTGGTGTAGGCGGAATATAACACCCGTCGGTATTAATAAATTCATTAATAACAATTACATCATTTTTAACTAGCGAAACTAACATATGAACAGTTGTATCGTATTGATCAAATGTATAATCTCTACCATATACTAATTGTTCATTGTTTAAATAAACTAATATGGCTGTGTTTGTTACAATATTAGGATTATATACAGATGTAATTGAATAGGCGGTATTCCTTGGATCAGTAACAATGTATGTTCTAATTTTTTTATTAGTTCCGTACGGAACAGTTCCACTTAACAAATACGGAAATGTTATATTTTTATTTTCATTTAATGTAGTTAATGTTATGTCTAACGCTTCACTAGGACTATAATTTTCTCCTAAATCTGCAATGAGTTTAATAATATTTAATTTTATCTGATTGTATTGTTCGCTTGCTAATCTAATAGCTTCTATTATATTATTATCTTGATCAGATATAAAATGATGTGCAAAAGATATAGGATTTTCATTACTAATTAATCTAGTTCCGTATTTTGAAATGAACGGTAACTCATTAATATTACTAAGTCCGGGGAATACTCCTATAAAATTAGGATCTCTATCTACCATTGTACCAACGTGGTCGCCGAGCTCACTAAGTGTAAATTCAGATATTGGTCCATTTAATGGGTTGTTAGTTAACCCTAGTGGAGTTTCGTAATTTCCATTACTGTTAGGCGTCAGTGTGGTTCTGATTTTAAATAAAATTTGACTAGTATCTAATAGTGATTTTCTTAACACCACATATAATGATTGTAAATTAATTTCTAGTGTGTAATCAGTAGTATGTGTTATTTTTGTGTCATTAACAAATACCTCAATTTCAAGATTGTTATTCTGATATGCAACATAACTATTGTCAACACAATTTATTTCTATTCTATCAGTAACAGGTTCAACCACTTGAAACTGTAAAATAGGAATTTGGTATTCAGCAGCCGGTGTCCATACATTAGTATATTCGATTGTGTCTTCCTTATTAATTTTAAGGTAGCCTACTGATGTTGATAGCGTTCTAGCTAGATCCGGATACACAAAAGTTAACGTGTCGGTTGAAAAATAATTAGAAAATAAGTAAGAACTCTCAATGCCTGTTTGATATTTTAAATTTAATCCGAGTACGGAATCATACACTAATCCTTCTGCATATCCAAAGATTTTAGTTCCCACAAAATCAGATGTATATGTAGATCCGCCGTAACTATTCCCGTCAGTATCATATAAATCAAATAATGGAGCTTGGTTAATGACTGTTTTTTGTTGCCCTAACTTCCAGGCGCCAGAATTTAACCACCATATAGTTCCGTGATTCTCTACACCCCTGGTAACTACTACTGACGAACCCTCAACCGGTATATGGTCGTCTGTTTCTAATAAACTAATAACTCTCTTATTGTCAATTTCAACAAAATGTACTTCAAAGACTCGACCTTTTACATAAGGATCGGGGTCAGCATTAAAAATTACTCGATAACCTTCATCAAGCAATGTGTCATCTATAAAGTATCCAGGAGATTTTTCAACAACAGAAAATGCATCAGTTGTTATATTATCTATAAGATCAATGCTTGAAATTCCAATCTGTCCGTAATTAAACAATTGAATATTAGGTTTAAATTCAATAATAGGTCTCTTAGCCCTAGAATCAATAGGAAGAATAATTTCATTTCCGTTTGCTTGTGCCGCAATTTCAATTACACTTCTATGAAACCATCGATTATATCGAGACCAGGAATTACGATCTCTACTGGCTCTATTAATTGTAATATATTCAGGAGTTAATGGTACATTTTTAAAATTATCAAAAGGAAATTTGTCAAAGCTTTCTGCATCAAAATCAACATCATATTGAGTTGCAACAATTTCGGGAGTATCTAATTTGTCAATATCGATTAATTCTATTTTATCGCCAACGCCTTCTACAATAAATTCTTTATCTATGTATCCTGTAGGGAAAATATTTCCTCCAAAACTCACTCGTAAACCGTTGACAAGTTTAATTCCTGAACCAGATGTAAATTGTTGTTTTCCTATAATTTCTTTCTCAACATTAATTGAACTGTCTTCTGCAATAGTTTTAACAACTATTTGTCCGCCAGCAATCTGATCAGTGTCGGATCCATAGTATAAAGTATTTGGGGTATTGCTATCAACAGTAAAAATTATTTGACCATTATCAGTTCCATTACCTTGAATATTATTATTAAATAAATTTTCAATTCCGGTGCCTGAAGTAAATTTAATAAAAAATTTATGTTTAGAATTTACATCAAATATATAAGTAACTCCCCTGTACAAAGTAAGTAACGGATCAGGGGTTAGTCCATCGGGAGTAAAAAGGAAAAAGTTTCCATCGGAAGTTGTACCAACAGTGTAGGCACTAGTTGTATTCCTTTGAGGTCCGGTTATTAGTACAACAGCCGGACCTGTAGGTAACCAAAAATATTCTCTAAAATTAACTAGTTTATCCCAGTCGACGTGAGGGTCGTAACTGTAGAAATCGCTTCTAAATAGTCTATCTAAATTTGAAATGTGGCCGCCGTGGAATTTAATCTGATTAATTAAATCATCGTAACCAAAAATCTTAGATATCTCTTGAGAAAGAGTTTTAACTACAAGACCCGGTTCTAACTGATATGCAGAACGTAGTGGGTGTGTTTCATTAATATAGTCATCAGTAGCTGGATTATAATTTTTACTCAATTTACTACCGACAAATCCATTTAATCTTTCTAGAGCGGGAGTCTTAATTAGTTGATCAATGGTGCTTGCTAAAAATTTAGAATTTTTATCAGTACGAAAGTATACCGGTAATAAATTAACTGATTTTTTGGTCATCACTGGGTCCCTGCTGTATTAGTGGTAATTGAATAGGCTTTAAGTTCTGATGCGGTAATAGCTGAAATAATTTCAATATCGTTTACAGTAGCTCCGTTAATAAAAATTTCGTTGCTCTGACAAGTGATCTCATACAAACTGCCAAAACTCTTTTCTATCTTAGGTACTATAACAAAGTTTGTAATATCTGGTGTTAGTATGTTCATTACATACGTTGCTAACTCGCTAAAATAAAATGTTTGTCCAAAGTCCCAATTTTCAACACTAAAAAATGCAGTAATGGCTAATATGATTCTAGTTTTAAGATCATTATCGCTTGTTACCCTAGATGAATTGCGTACTGCCTTAAAGGTAGCCTGTAAAGAGGAACTAGCAACATTTCCGAATAAAACTTTATATTTTGTTGGTTGAAAAATTAATTCATCACTGATACTTTTAATAGCGTCAAGGGATCTTGAAAAACTTTCTTCTAAACGTTGACTAGTTGGCGATAATGGCTCATCTCCGATTCTAGTTAACAACCAATTCCTGTATTCAGTATCATATGTTTTTGTTAATAGATAAACTTCAATTAAATTTGTTTTGGCAGGGTCTAATCTCCTATCTTGTCCACTATTATGAACATAATGAAATTTTAGATTGTTACGGCCTGCTCTAGCATAGTAACTTGGTTCTAGAATATATTGTTGGTCAATCTCAGACCAATATTTTATAACATCGATATCAGGATTATAAAAGTAAAATAACTGTCCATCTGTAGGAGGTAGAACAGCGGATACAAGATCCTCTGACGGAAATGCAGTAATTAAGTTGTCGGAATTATCTACAACTTCATACCTATCACCGTCACCTAAAATATTAAAATATACAAAGTTACTTCTGTATCCAGTATTTGGATCAATATTATCCGGGGCAACAATAGTATTAAAAGAATCCGGGTCGTCAATTTGTCCGTCATTGTCTGAGTCAAATAAACTAACTGATACCTTTTTAGGATTGATATACCCATCAGATTCTACAATAGCAGAGTCAATTTGCCATTGAAAATCTTTTCCTAAACTTACTTTTTGTTCTATAGAAGATTCATATATTTTAAAATCTTGATTTAAAGAAACATCTAAGTATGTAGGAACAAATGTTATTGCACTGCTAGTAGAAATTGAAGAGGCTAACGGTTTGCCAAGTGTTACCGAAGTTGCATCTTTATCTATAACAAGCGCAGAACCACCCGGGATAGACGGATGAATAGCATAGTGTCTAGCAATCACAATTCCATAGGTACTTGTAAAAGAAATTAATACAGAACTCTGCGATGCTGTTCCGGACGGTGTTAACGTAATTAAATCTACAGTACTAGTAGTTGACGTACTAGACACTAATATAGTAGGCTGTGTGTCAACTATAGAATTAATAGACAACACATCTATATGATCTTTAATAATTGTATTATTAACAAAATCATAATTAGTTTTGTTTTTGTCAACAAAGAAAGAAGTTTGTATTGTACTTTCAAATATATATTCTAGTGTTCTATAGCGTACTTTATAATTTCTACCAGTCCACTCAAATGCAACTAACCAGCTGTTGTCTTTGCCAATATTAGAAACATCTTTCTGATAGAACAAACTAAATGAACTTGTTAAATCAAGATTCGAATCTGTAATTATATACCATTGCCTAGTAGTAGAGTCAAAACTTAAACCTAAATTCCTTTTACTTAAACATATATTAACAATCTCGCTTTCGATTCCAGGAGATAATACATTTAAGAATCTAGGAATAATTTCATCTGGGGAACATCCAGTGGGTAAATTTCCATTTAGTTTAACAGGGCCTGTTCCGTCATCTAAGAGCCCAAGGCCGTTGTTTGCGCCGTCGCCTGTTACCTGTACAATCTTTGACCAAAAATAATTTCTTGTATTATTAGACTGCGAGCTGGTTATTTTACCGGAAGGTAAAAAATAATATCCCGAAGGTGGAGAAAATTTTATAAGTGCACCGGCTGTAACATACTGAAGTGAATTTCCTGAAAATGCGCCTACCGCAATAGGACCAACAAAAGAACTAAAAAATCCTTTAGATTGGTTTGCAGATTTTTGAGTTTGTGTCCATGAAAAGTCTTCAACTACTGAATTAATTCTAGGATAATTATCTAAATAAAAACTTCTCATTGCTTCAGAAGCAATAATAGGAGCTAGCTGATTTTTTACAGCACCTAAAATTTCATTTTGACTTGTAAAATTAAACTCAAAATTATTTTCGATCCTATGTTTGTATAACATTCCATCATCAGCAAATATATTTGTATTACTGTATCTACCACTAATGTCTGTTAGATCAAAAAATTTGCTTACTCCGCTACTAATCCTATTGATACTTTTTATTTTTAATATGTCAGAGCTAGAAGTTAACGGAGCAATATTATAATCTTCCGCAGTAATCATCCTATTTTGTACATAATAATTCTGCGGTGCTTTTGTTTTAATACTATCATTAGTTTCGGAAGTTACAGAATTACTAACTGTATCTTGTAATCCTAAAATCAATGACAATGTGTTTGTTTGACCTTGTTTATTTTTATAAGAAACTTGAAGACTTATATTAGCTAACTGTTCAGGTTTAATAACATATGACAATCCGTTACTCTGTCTATAAAATAATCTAAATTGTCCTTTAGGCAGATTTCCAAAATTTCCATCGGAGAAAGTTAAATCAATTTGATCATTTTCTCTAGTAATTACAGAATACACATTCCTAACATCGTTTGTTAAACTATTATATATAATATTAGGCCCTACTAGATCAGTAACTTTAGTCCACGGGTTGTCAGGATAAGTTCCATTCTGATTAATTTGCCATAACCAAACGTCGTCATTATTAATGCCGGGAGCATCTATTCCTATAATAGTATTAGGACTAGGACTGTCAATATTAAATGTTGTAGATGTTAATGTTCCTTGTTTAAATTGAAGGAAAAACCCTGTATTGCTACTGCTATTTCCTTGATTATCATTTTTGTATATGTAGGAAAATTTATTTCCAGGGCGTGGATACTCTTCGTATACTGAAGACGAGTCAGCGAACACCGAAGAAACAATTTCAAACGCTATACTGGTACCACCTATATTGCTAGAAAAAGCATAGGCAGGCACGTTAGTTGAATCAGAATTTACCTTATATTGTTGAGTCTCAATTCCATTAATAATTGCTTTACTATACGGTTTTCCAAATACAAAACTACCATCCATTGTACTATTAATGATAGAAATAAATTGCTGGTACCAGTTTGTATTTGTTGGATCATTCCATGTTATAGAGCTATTTGCTACGTTAATACCGTTAGCATCAATAACATTATCTGTTGTTTGCACTGCTATAATCTTTAAAAATCCGCTAGCCGGTATATTTCTTTTTGCATTATAGTTAATTAATCGAGCGAGACGTAATACGCTTTCTCTACGCTCAGCTGTTTCAAGAAAGTTTTCTCGAGCGTTTAGATCAATACGGAAACTTAAATTCTGACCCAAGTAAGCTATAAGATCAACTAACGCAATGTACTCGCTAGATTCAATAAAGTCATTAAAATCTTCGGGGTAATTTTCTCGAAGATACGCAATCATGGTCCTGCGCAATGTTTCAAAATCATAAGATTTGAAGTCTGCGTTTCTGTAGCTCTGATAGATCTTTTTCCAATCTTCAGCTATTAACAGTTTATTTGTAGTTGATGGTATCATAATTTGTAGTTGTTATAACATATTTATTTGTTAAATTAACCATACAGATTATCCAACAGCAAGGCCGGTGGCTTTATCAAATGCTAATTTCATTTGGGCTGTTTGATCTGTTCCAACATATTCTAATGTAATTTCTAATAACATTCCAAAATTTTGTTCTATTACATTTATTAATGTTGCGTTAACTCGAGGATCACTATTAACAATACGTGTTACATCTTGTGCTATTTCAGCTTTAATTGCATCTGTAAATGGTTCAAAAATTGAATCCCAAATCACTGTTCCAAAATTAGGATTCATCACTCGTTCATTTTTTCTAATAGAAAACTGGTTAACGATATCTTGTTTAATTAACTCAAAATCGTAAAGTCTAACATCCCTAGACATAGGATCAACTGTACTGAACCCTTTATAGAACTGGCTCTGTTTAGCAGTTTGTGTTTCAGAATACTGTGTTGGTTTAATAACTAAATTTTTATAAGTCATAGTGTTATTTACTCGCTAGGTTTTCCGCCCAATTGTATATGTACTGGGTCTTTAGGGAATGGTCTAGAAAGTCCATATGTTGACAATATCCCTCGTCGATCTAGATCATCTGCAACAGTTTTATCAATATCTACTGCTAATCCTTGATTATGCGCAGAAGGCCATCCTTTTCCCCTAGGCTTAACTGGCATATAGATACCGCCGGCATAAGGAGTAGTTGGACCACCACCTGCGGCTAGCCATCTATCGTATAGTATCTGTTGTTCTTCTTCACTTCTTAATCCGCTGTTTATAACTATAGGAATTCCCGAGTCTTTCTTATATTGTATGGCCGCGGCTATTATAGCTGCCTGTAGAGATTTCTGTAGTGCTAAGAAATGATCAATATCTCCAACTCCCGTAGTGAACACAATGGCCCCTATTTGTTGTGCTTTTCCAAGGGCCGCAGGAATATTTTTAGATACTTCTGCAATATCTGTATTGGCCGAATCATCAGATACTGCCGCTGGATTTAATCCGCTATCTTTAAAGGTAGCGTTAGGAGGGAATCCTCCCGGGTACGCTGTATCGTGTTGACTCCACGGTTCGTGCATAGGCACACGTTGTAACATACTGCTCAGTGTTCCTGCACTAAAGAATCGATCGTTTGCCCATCCAGCAGATGATAAATTCTGAGGAACTGCTCCTATAAAGAACGGAGACGGTAATGAGTACTGTGCGGCGGCTGCAATTTTTGTATCTTTATATTTGTTTTTTGTGCTCTTTGAATAAGTTCTAAATTCGTTTTGGGCAAAAAGATCAAGGGTGTCAATACCGGTAAACTTAATCTGATTTGCTAATACATCAAACCCCTGTTGCGAATACATTGCAACATTTGTAGAATTTAAATCAATTCGATCTTTTCCCGAAACATAAAAATTCTTACCTGCATATATCTTTCCATCACTTGTTGCTCTAATACCAAAATCTTTTTTAGCTTCTATATTAACATTGCCAAATGCATGTAGGTTTATGTTGTTGCCTGCTTCTATGTTTACATCTCTATTAGCCCTAAAATTAAAATCCACTTCGGAATGAACACTTACACTATCAGCCGCATATATGTCAATCTTTCCAGATTCGGTCATTTCTATCCAAGCTGTACCTTCGCCATTGGCTATGTAAATTAATTTTTGTGTATCGTGCATCAATATCTGATGACCAGTTCTTGTACGAATTCTAATTAGTTCGTTATCTCCGTTAACATCGCCATCATCCATAACAAACGTACTACCCCCGAGTCTACTTACTCCTTGAGTAATTGTTTGATCTCCGTACTTAATACCCCATTTTTTACCGCTCGGATCAATTGGGCCCGGAGTGCTAATGCCAAACACAGAACTGGGACGTTCTCTTTGACCGCTACTAGAAGTGACTCCCCGAACTCTATCTTTTAATAATCCTTGAGCCGCAAGCCGGTCGGCAAACGGATGCACCGCAAAACTATTTTGTCCAGTAGTTTTTGCATCAGATTTAAATGCTTCAGCAACAGGCAAATAGTTTACTCCGGTGCCATATTTTTTAATTTGTTCCGATGTTAGACTAGTATTAGGTACACTATTTGCGGCTAACCCAGGAACCATATGATTCTGAAATCTATCAGGCACACATCCAATCCAATACCCCTGGTTATATTCGCCGTCAATGAATATAACCATAACGGTTGTGCCAATGTCTGGCGGAATAAACCACATACCATAACTTTTTTGTACATCATCGTAAGTATTAGGGCTTTTTGCGCCAGTTCCTTGAAATGCAATCGAAGTTGAACCAAAGAACGGACTTAGATATCGTACAATTATTCCTTCGTTTACATTAGTGATATCACCGACATAATTTTTTATCAGTACTACTTCTAATCCCCCCATATACGAAGGATCGAGATGGTTTTTTACCACAGCAAGGTATGGGCCGGGTCCTGAAATTTTATATCGAGCTCGTGTTTGTGTAACCATAATTAATTTTAAGCTATATCAAAATCTATATCAAAGATAAATGTGGAGGCGGCGGCAGTGGAAGGCAGAGTTGGCGCAACTACCGGACCTTCTTGGTTTGGCAGTCTTAACAATTCTAATGTTTGCTTAAATTGTCCTTCTGAAAATCTACTGTTAATAGAAGCCACATAATAAACTCCGCTAAAAGGAGTGTTTTGATTGAGTTTCATTAGTCCTGTAGATTTATCATAATCTACAGGATTCTGAAAATTTAAATATACGTGAATATCTCCCGATATATGATTCGCTTCTCCGTCAGTTGTAATTTCAAACAAGGATGCCTTATCAAGGGCCGTTGGTCTCGTATTTCCTATTCCGCCTTGTACTATATAAAAAGGATCTCCTATTATTTCTAAATTCACTTTATATGCAGATACGTTATCTAATATAGCCCTATGTAAATTCCTAGATAGTTGTAGATAAGGATTATTTTCAAATCCCAGAGCGCCGCCGGCTCCTGTGGCTTGAGCACCAATTAGGCGGCTATCGACTCCCGTTGCTACATTATATCCTTGTTCTTTTGCAGTAGCGTCGTCTGTGTCTTTAGCATTAGAATTTATTCTAGCCACGGGCGGTGATATGTTTACCGCCGAACCTCTTGCATCACCGTCATCAGAACTAGTACCAAGAGACTTAGGAACTGCTTGAAAATAAAGATAATTTAAATCTAAGTTAAATTTTAATATATCAATATTTTTTCCTGTATAAATCCAATTATATGTCCTGCGTATTCGAGATTTTAAATTATCAATTCTTTGAATTTTTTGGTTATTTGATCCCCAAATTTTTGTATAATGTATTTTGTACGGAATAACAGAAAAAGTAATTTCATAAAAATACCGTTGCAGTTCTTGACTCCATTTGTCACTATATTTTACATCGCAGTGAACATAAAAATATTCAACAAGTCCGTAAGAATCAATTGACGCCTCTTTATTTTTAAAAATATCTTGTATCGAAGAACAATCTCGTAATATAGAAGTAATACAGTCATGAATGTTAGTGCCGTCTTTAAATTGAGCCACTAGCGTTTTTCCGTTTATAGTACTTGCAATACTACCTCGTGCGCTGTTAGATTTTTTTGCGGCATCCCTCACAGGTATATCAAATTTGTAATTAAGATTGTCAAGGCTTAAATCTGCAACTTTTGCACTGTAAAATCTATTTTTTGTTGTAGAAGTCGGGTCGCTAGGATCTTCCGGAAATAATATCTTATACGTGTCAGTTTGTACAGATTCGTTATGCTTACTAGTGTAATTTTGTTTGACAGAAGCATTAACTCCTTTTATAAAATCTTCTAATATTGCACCTACAGTATTTCCCGACATCTTAATACTAGTTGTTAATTTGTTTAAATCGCCAAATCCTAATTCATTCACGGGCAATGTTTTACAAGAATACCGTGCGCCGCCCTCGTCAAAAGATACCGCCATGTCGCTAAACACCACAGGAAAATATCTTGAAGCAGGTTCTATTTTCATTGGTTTAGCTGGATCACCTGTTGCCGAGTCTGGGTACCCGATAAATTCAATTTTTAAAAGATAAGTCGCTAGTCTAAAGGTGGCATATCCAGCGGAAACTGCCGCTGCCTGCAGGGCTTCCATAAATCCATTAATGCTATAAGGCTCGATAATTGTAAAATTAATACTGGTTGCCTTACTCATGCCCGAGTTCTCATTGGCTGTTAATAAATTATTAAGTTCAACATCAGAAAAATAAAAATCAAACCTACCAGGACTAGATGTATTAAAACCTTCTAGCAAGTCTGCATTTTTGTTAGCCAACGCAAGATTATACCCTCGACCGCCACGGGGGTCGGTTGATGTTTTTTGTTTGTTGAATACATCAGAGTTTAAACCCTCAAATCCTTTTCCGCTACTTTTTGCTATAACGTATTTTAATTCTGAGTCTGCATAATTTTTTCTAGATCTAATTTCAGATTTTTCTAGGCAGGCCAGTGTAAAAACATAATTGTAACTTCTAAAACCGTGGAGAATATTTTCAGTTTTAACCCGTTGATTTAATAAACTTTGAGAAAAAACGCTGATGATGTCATCCATATTAAATTCCTAGAGTTGATTTTAGATAAGATAATTTAGGAATGTAAATCACTGTACCGGGAATCATATCATATACAGGATCTTTAATTATATCTTTATTTCGTACGGCAAATACCCACCATAATCTACTGTCGTTGTAAAAGTCATGTGCAAGTAGATCGGGACGATTTTCATACTTAGGCTCTATTTCGTATTGTTGATCATCTATAATGTTTTCGATATTTTTAAATGAAATAACATCTAGATGATTGTTAACTATAGGTGTATTTGAATAAGGGCTTGTTGAATTAAAAATTGACATTATAAGTATCCTCGTCCCGGACTACCTTTTGAAAAATCATCCCCTTTATACGCACCATTTAGCCAATCAGGAATATTAAATCCCAACTGTTCTAATCTACTGTACATTGGTAATAACGTTATTGTTATAGACGATATTGTAGGAACCATTGTTCCTCCACCGCCGCCTCCACCAAAACCGGATCCCCAAGAGTAATAGTCGACATCGTTAGGTAAATCTGTTCTAAAACTTGAAACTACTACAGGAACATTTTCTATTAGGCCGGGCCCATAGGCTTGTAATTTACAAACAGGAGGCGGCGACCCTGCAAAGTCTTCAATGCCTGTCCGCATTTTAATAAGAGCTCTTAAAAGATGCACAGCCGCTAGATAATACTGTGCATCAAAATCATTTTGCACAGTAAATCTTGCTGTTAATGATATGGCTCCTATTTTACTCGATTTATATGAATAGATCGAGTAATTACTCTGCATTAGATTCATTTCAGAATAAGATGCAGAAGAATCATAAGCAATAGTTGGAGTATAAGGAAACAATAACCCTTTTCTAGACTCGAAAATCCAAGTGGGGCCGAAACCATTAATATAACTCATAGGCACCTCTAGTAACACTCTACGGTCCGGCAAGGCACCAGAAAATACAACCTGCCCTTTGCCAGACGCTGCTTTTTCGCTATTTTTTTTGCCAAGTAACCGTTTAGCAATCCCTGCACCAATAGCTAACCCGGCTGCTACCTTAGGGTTTATGTTCAATGCCATGTTTTATCTCCTGTATCATATTTACCCAATAAATAAAGTATACAGTTAATTGATTGGTTGACAAGCTCAATTTCTATGTTATACTTGTTATAAAGGAAGTCACCCCAAGATGACAACAATAATTAATACCACCGGACGTAAAGTCAAATATCTCAATAACAGAGATCTATTAGCCGAGATACATAAAAGCAAATGTAGTTACAGTAGTTTTATAAGTCCAGAATATACACAACATGATATAATTCTACCCAACCTGGACAAAATTAACATTCGTACTATTGCAGATGCCAAACGTGCCAGGGCAAAAAGGATGGGCATTGCGGCATTTATGGCTGCTCGCATTGCCGGAGATAAAAAGAGTAAGCTGGCAGAACTTACACCAGACTATAAGAAAATAGTTAAACAAGATATTATTATACGAATAATGACGTTTGAACATATTCCGTTATCTCCTGGACGTAAAAAAACTTTAAAAAATACCGCAGACAGTCATGATAAAGTAAATTTTCCGCCTTTCCAACACTGGAAATTTAACGATGAAGACGAATTAATCTGTGTAGGAAAGAGTCATTGGAAAGGTAGTTTAGAAACTGGTCATTTTTCCAAAGATCACGGACGCATTACTGAAGAACTTGGAAAAATGTATATTAAACTATCCGAGCGATATGCGCAACGCAGTAACTGGCGCGGGTACACCTATGTTGAAGAAATGAAGGGACAGGCCATTTTACAATTAAGTCAGATTGGTTTACAGTTTGACGAAAGTAAATCAGAGAACCCATTTGCTTACTACACAGCCGCAGTAACTAATAGTTTTACAAGGGTGTTAAATCTCGAAAAGAAAAATCAAAATATACGAGATGACCTCTTGGAAAATGCTGGATTAACTCCTAGTATGACTAGACAACATAGTCAAGAGTTTGCCGAAGAAATAGCCAGGCAGGCAGAGATTTATAAAAATATGCGTATGCCGAAAAGTGAACAAACTGCTATAGAAGATGAAGAGGAAGAGACTTGACAAATGCCTATTAACTCTGCTAAAGTAGCAGTAGGAGAATAATAATTAATGGCATTGTTTAAGAAAGTCGCTTGTTTTACAGACATTCATTTTGGATTAAAATCAAATAGTCAAACACATAATCAAGATTGTGAAGAGTTTGTTGACTGGTTTATTAGTAAGGCTCTAGAAGAAGGTGCAGAAACTTGTATCTTTTTAGGAGACTGGCATCATAATCGCAATAGTATTAACCTAATTACTCTAGATACCAGTATACGATGTTTGGAGAAATTAGGGGCGGCTTTTGAACAGTTCTTTTGGTTTCCGGGCAATCACGATCTATTCTATAAAGACAAGCGTGACATTCATTCCAGTGCCTTTGGTCGGCACATTCCAGGAGTTACCGTTGTAGACGGTCTTACAACTCTTGATGATGTTACCCTAGTCCCTTGGCTAGTAGGAGATGAGTGGAAGGAAATGAAAAAGTTAAAGAGTCGATATGTATTTGGTCACTTTGAACTTCCTAGCTTTTACATGAATGCTATGGTGCAGATGCCGGATCATGGTGAGCTACAGCGTAGCGATTTATCTGGTCCAGAGTATGTGTTCTCGGGACACTTTCATAAAAGACAGCATAACGGTAACGTTGTTTACATAGGTAACGCATTTCCACATAACTTTGCAGACACATGGGACGACGAACGAGGCATGATGACCTTAGAATGGGGCAGTAAGCCTGAATACTTTACATGGACAGATGCTCCTAAATTTAGAACACTTAAATTAAGTGAGCTAATTGATCGTGAAGACGAGGTTATGAAATCTAAGATGTATTTTAAAGTGCATCTTGATATTGACATCACATATGAAGAAGCAAACTTCTTAAAAGAGACATTTATTGCAAAACACAATATTAGAGAAATTAGTCTAATACAAGAAAAAAATTCTGTAGAAGGACTAATTGAGGACAACCCCGATGCTAAATTTGAATCAGTAGACCAAATTGTTACAGATCAACTAGTAAACATAGAGTCAGATACCATTGACAAAAACAAATTATTAGAAATTTACCTTGGCCTATAATGTTTAAAATTAAAAATATAACTGTAAAGAACTTTCTTAGCGTGGGTGCGCAGACTCAAGCTGTGGATTTTGACAAAGAACACCTAACACTGGTATTGGGTGCAAACTTAGACCTCGGTGGGGACGATAGCGGTAGTCGTAACGGCACTGGGAAGACCACTATAATTAACGCACTCAGTTATGCTCTTTATGGACAGGCTCTAACCAATATACGAAAAGAAAACTTAATTAATGCAACAAACAGCAAGCAGATGCTGGTTACTGTTGAATTTGAAAAAGACGGAATGAAGTATAAAATCGAACGAGGTCGTAAACCTAATGTTCTTAAATTTTATGTAAACAACGAAGAACAAGAAGCCAAGGACGACGATGCACAAGGTGATAGTCGTGAAACGCAGAAACAAATTGAACAACTGTTAGGCATGAGTCACACTATGTTCAAACATCTTGTTGCATTAAACACTTATACTGAACCTTTTCTTAGTATGAAAGCATCGGATCAAAGAGAAGTTATTGAACAACTGTTGGGTATCACGTTATTAAGTGAAAAAGCCGAATTGCTAAAAGAACTAGTTAGACAAACTAAAGATTCTATTCAAGCAGAAACATTTAAAATAGATAGCATTAAGACTGCAAACGAAAATATTCAACGAAGTATTAACAGTTTAGAATTAAAAAGTTCAGCATGGGAACAGAAAAAAGAAACAGATGTTAATAATCTAGTTAACGCTATTGTAGAATTAGGCACAGTTGACATCGAAAATGAATTAATCTTACATACAAATCTAAAAGTATGGGAAGAAGACAATAAACGAATACAAAATCTTAATAAGCAAAGAGCCACTTTAGAAAATGCGGTTACACAAGCTGAAAAGACTGTTAAGAAATACGAGAAAGAGCTAGCAAGTCTTGCGGACAAAACATGTCATGCCTGTGAACAAGAACTGCATGATCATAAACATGAAGAAATGACTGCTACCGCTACAGGACATCTAGCCGAGGCACAAATATATTTTGAAAAAGTCGGCAGCGATTACCAGAAGGTAGTTGAAGAATTAGGACACGGGGATCAAACAGCAAGACCGCCTACTCCTTATTATGAGACTGAAGCAGAGGCATTGGGTCATCAAAATAATCTTTCTAACCTAGAACGCAGTTTTACAGCTAGAGATGCAGAATTAAATCCATATGATGAACAGATTGAAGAACTAAAAAATTCTGCTCTACAAGAAATTAATTGGGAACCTATTAACGACCTAGTTAAACTAAAAGACCACCAAGAGTTCTTACTTAAATTATTAACCAATAAGGACTCGTTTATTCGTAAGAAAATTATTGATCAAAATTTAAGTTTCTTAAACAAACGATTAGGCTATTATGTTGACAAATTAGGATTACCACACACAGTTGTATTTCAAAATGATCTAACTGTATTAATTACTCAGCTGGGACAAGACCTCGATTTTGATAATCTAAGTCGAGGAGAACGTAATAGACTAATTTTATCTTTAAGTTTTGCCTTTAGAGATGTATGGGAGAGTTTATATCAGCATGTAAACTTGTTATTTGTCGACGAACTTATTGACGCTGGCATGGATAGTGCAGGTGTCGAAGCAGGGTTAGCTGTATTGAAGAAGATGGGGCGAGAAAGAAATAAAAATATATATCTAATATCTCACAAGGACGAACTAGTAGGACGGGTGAATAATGTGCTTAGGGTTATTAAAGAAAACGGTTTTACCAGTTATTCAAATGACATAGACTACGTAGAGGCATGACGATAAATGTTAGATGAGTACAACGAATTGCATTCAAAGTTTTTAAAAGAATTTTTAGAATATCACAATGCTCATATTAGTTTTATATATTCAAAACAGGGTAGAGATAAGAACGATGCTGTTAAAAGAGCATTGAGACAATTAAGAGAAACTGCTAAGGCGCTTAACAGCGAATTAACTGCTTTTAAGAAAAAGAAGTCGGAATATTACAAAGACCATTACCAACAACAAAGGAAAAATAAAAATGGAAACAAACAATCAGATGAAAACACAATTTGAAGAATTTTTAAAAGAGGACGAAAAATTCACTTCTGGCAATAGTGCCGCAGGTACTCGTGCTCGCAAAGCATTAGCCGAACTGTCAAAGTTAATTAAAGCTCGTCGTAATGAAATTACTGCTGAAAAGAATGCTCGCAAAGAAGCCAAGGCAACAAAATAATTGTGTATACTACCTATGAGATTACAATAGGTAATGATACCAACCAGTATCAGTTACAGTATCAGCTGTATTCTCATAGGCCTGCACAAGTATGGGCAGAAATAATTAACAATTTAACAGTAAATGATCTGCGTTCTACATTAGACCCGTGGCGAGGACTTACTAGGTCATGGGATCAAAAGTTTAATGAATTTAAACAACTAATAAAAGACCTTAATCAGTGGGTTCCAGAAAAAATAAATGAGGATTGGTATGACGGAGATATAGGACAGAGCCTAAATAACCTGCATACTTCTTGGCCAGAACCGTATGAACATGTTACTGATCTCATTAAAGAACAGCAGTTGGTTAGGTTCAACGATCTTATTCACGGATTGCAGGTAATTAACTCATCTAAAAATGCAGGTAAAGATAGGTTATATCTTTTATTGTGTTCAGATAAGTCTGATCGTATCCCGTTTGAACAGGATGACTATCAGTATTTCAAACCCAATATAGCGTTTGGTGATTTAACATTACATTATACAGAAGTAGGAAGACATCCGTTAGAATTGTATATTAATAATGATACCAACTGCCCACCGGATCAAATTGTACCTCAAAGTGTGATATCATCTTATCACACATTAAGATTTTTTGACATTCCTGCAACATGGGAGGGGTTTGCTGAGTTTTATCAGTCAAGCGGAATTGCATGGCCTTATCAATTAGAAGATCCAAAACTAGCAGTAGGGTATATATCATTAGGAAAACTCAACTCAATAAACAACAATTATTACACTAGAGAAGAAGCATTTAATACTGTATACTCGTGTAATCAGATCATAGGTTGGTCAGTGCATTGACACCATAACTAAAATATGTCATGGACTTACCAAGGTGCTATTATCGAAGAATTACCTGAAGATTGTGTTGGATTTGTTTATCTAATCACTAATACAACTACAGGACGGAAATACATAGGCAAAAAATTAGCAAAATTTAGTAAAACGACCTACAAGACTGTAAAGTTAAAGAACGGCAACAAGAAAAAAAAGAAAATCAGAGGCAAAATAGACAGTGACTGGAGAGAGTATTATGGCTCTAGTCCTAACTTAACAGCAGATATCAACACCTTAGGCAAAAACAACTTCACTCGCGAAATACTATACTATTGTAAAAGTAAATCCGAAACATCTTACATTGAGGCCCGCGAACAATTCGACCGCAAAGTATTAGAATCCGATGATTATTATAACGGGCATATACAAGTCCGTGTCCATGGCTCCCACATTAAAACAAAAATTTAAGGCACCTTAAGCGGTAACAGCAAGCGTCAGCTAATATCAGACGCCCTAAACCTGGATCACGGATCGCAGGGATGGAAAACTCTCGCCGCTAAGAGTACTCAACCACTATCCTTTACAGGACGAGGATCGCAAATTCGCCGCGGTTTGGTTGTTTGAAGCAAGAAAATAGGCAAAATGAGGGGATAGAGACACCCCACGTTTGTATGTATGTTAGCGTATATGTACAAACCGCCGCTGGATAAAGACGTAGCTCGTGGTACAGGCCAACCGCCACTGTAATGCTATAACGCTAGGTGACACATGTTCGACTCGGATAATGTTGTTTTTTACTTTGCCCGTCCAGGGCAAAGTGTGACTGAACGATCTGGATAATACTTAATCATCTACGATGAGACAATCAGCTTCGAGCGTAAGCGATGAAGCAAGTGAACGCAGTTCACTTTTATAACATAAATAAATTCAGTATACCTTTAAGGAATAGTTATGAAGATCGATCAGTTATTAGAATATCCACAGGCAGTTGCTCCTGATAGTCCGTTAGCTAGGGCTAGAGAAAGAGAAGCCTCTAAGAAAAAATCTACTTCAGATATTAATCTTGGTAAAGATCCTTCTGTAGTTCCTGATACAAGTGCAACTCCTGTACAATGGGGAACTGGACAAGGTGCATATAGCTCTCAAAGTCCTTACAAAGATGTTAAAACTTCAGTAAACGGTACACCTGTTGCTACAACAGGTAATGCAGTAGCGCCTATGGGCAACACAGCACCTAAAGCTATATGGAAAGATAAAGCTGTAGACGCAGCCAGGGGTGTAGGTAATGCATTAACCACTGGAGCCAAAGCAGTTGCTAAACATGCACCGGCAGTTGGCCAGGGTATCAGCAATGTTGCCCAAGGAGTAGGTACAGCAGGAACAGGTATTGCCAAAGCAGCCGGTGACATAGCTTCTCAAACAGCAGGTGGAATTACACAGACAATTGGAGCCGCAGGTGGCGGTCTAGTTCATGGATTTAAAACAGCATCTAGAGGCAATAAGTTTATGTCTAAAGATCCCAACGTTAATCCTATTGATCGTGCTAGAGAGATTACAGGATATCAACCAACTTATCAGCAACAGGTTGCCAACAAAGATAAAGAAGATGCTGAAAGAATGGAAAAATATAAAAGAGCATCAGGCGGTTCTAGTAGTAATGATGTTGACCTAACTGCTCAGCAGTCAGATGAAATTGATCAACTTAAGGCTAGACTAGACTCTATAGAACAGCTGGTAAGAGCTAGATAATCAAAAGAACGGTAGTTTAGTTTCTTTAGTTGTTTCGAGATTGCTTTCTACAATCTCTGCAATAATAGCTCTGCTGTCATAATCTAGCATATATGCCTGCTCTATATTAAGAGCGCCTCTCATAAACCAAGCTAATCTGTAAAGTTCTTTTATTATGGCTTTTGACTCAACTTCTAGTTCTTTAACTACCTCATGTATCTCTGACATAGTTAATGTCAAAAGCCTTAGCCGAAAAAATCTGAATTATTGAATCCTATAGGAACAGAGTATGTTTCCGGAGCACCTGCTTCTCTTTGTTCTTCAGTACTGGTAAATTCTAAAGGTTTTATCTCGTTAGCTGTTTTAAGATCACTTAGATGCTTTTGCACCTTGTCAAATAATTCTTTATCGGCGTTGGCCACAAATTCTGCAATGTGTTTTTTATCAGCAACTTCGGCATCTGGTGTTATGATTTTAAAAATACTCTCCGACATGAGATCTACTGTGACTTTGGTTAGATTATTAAAACTAGAATTAAACATTTCTAATTTTTTATCGTCGGGTATAGAATTGTCGTTGACCATGTTAAGAATTCTAGTTGTTTCAAAACTCTTCATGCTAGTCTGTGTTAGGTGTTTAAAAGTTAACGGTCTAACACACACAGTAAAATCTGGAGTTATTTCCACATCTTCAGCCCAATAGTTTTGTTGTTGTTGATCTAGTAAAACCCTGAGGTCAATTTCAAACTCTACATCTTCAGTTGTTCCCGGAACTTTATGAGTAAAGGGCATTTTTTCACCGTAGGTTGCTAGTCTAATAGCAATAAGAATAGTGTCTAGGTCCAACGTAGGGCAATCCCATGCATTTTTAATATTAGGCATACAGCTCTGAATAACATCGACCATGGCTTGCCCGTTCATTAGCGCATCCGGCGTTTTAAACATTAGCTCATCACGTGCTGTCATTGAGTACACTGGAAAATCTCCATTTTCTGGTATAACAATACTACGAGCGGGCCAATATTGTCCTTGGCTGGGCAAAGCAATATAAATTTTTGGCTGACGCATGTAGTTTGTCAGCGGGTTGTTTCTACTAGGGGCGGTGTTTGTCTGCATATTTTATCTCCGATAAATAACCGTATAGGATTATTCTAATCTATTTATGTACATATATTATGGCGGTTTTTAAACTATGAACGGTGCAACAGAAGCAACACTACAAGAATTACTTGATGTAGCAAGAAGACAAGATGCTAAATTGGCTCAATTGATAGCCGCTATGCGAGCTATGTCTGCTGCCAGTGGTGGTGGAGGAGGTAGTGGGTTAAGTGGTCTTGCTTCTGCCGCGGCAGCTGCCGCGGGTCCGTTAGGCCTGGCAGCAAAAGCCGCTAGCGTAGTCGCCGGCTCGTTTAATATGCTCAGTGATCTAGTCAGTGGTGTATTTGCCGCAATGGGTGCAATATTAGGAAAAGTTGTTACAGGACTAGCTAATACTGCCGCAAACTTGTTTGAGTTTGCAATAAGTGCGGCCAAAGGCAGTGCTAAACTAAGTGAATTCTATAATGCATTTAGGGATCTACCATTTTATCTAGGAGAAATTGCTTCTGTATTTGCAAAACTTACTAGATACTCAGAAGGCTTACTAGAATCATATCTAAAGATGACTAACTCTGGAGCTAGTTTTAGTGGTAATTTATTCCAAATGGCACAAACGGCAACTCGAGCCTACATGTCCATGGATCAGTTTACAAAAGTAGTAAATGATAATAGTGATTATTTTGCAACTATGGGAGGCAATGTGCAACGAGGAGTTGACAGATTTGTACAGTTGCAAAGTCAGTTTATGGGTCCGGGCAGTCGATATGCTAATGCAATTCAAGGATTAGGTATCAGTGCCGACGAAGCCGGCGGATATTTACTTTCCATGATGAAGTCCGGTGTTATGATGAGTAACATGGAACAGCAAAATGATCAAAAGTTATTTGCGGCCACAGCGCAGTACGTTCAAGAATTAGATGCACTTAGTAAAATAACAGGACTACAACGTAGTCAAATTGCAGAGGCAGTGGCCAAAGCAGAAGCTGATCAAATGTGGAAAAACTTTATGGAAAGCGTCACTAATCCTGGTCAGCAAGCCTACATAAAAGCAGGTCTAGCTCAAGCGTTTGCTACTGGGGGGCAAGGTGCTGTTGATCAATTTAAAGGTAGTGTAAGAGGATTAGATACGCCGCTAACCGCTCTGCAAAAGTCATTAGCTGTAGCTTCTGGAGGTATTAGTGTTCAAGGAGAAGACATAAGAAGAGGTTTTGCAATGGCCAAAACTGATCTCGAAGGAGCCATAGGAATAATGACTGAACAGCAAGTAGCCACTGCTCGAGCAGCTGGTACCTTTGCTAAACAATTTGGAGAAATAGGACAGGCAGCAGACATAGCAAAACAATATAATATTGATGCATCGATAAATTTTAACAGAATACTAGAGTCAGTAGGTGGCGATTGGAAAAAAGCATTACAGTTAGCGGCACAACAACAAAATCAACAAGCTGGCGGAAGCGCCGCCGCATTATTAAACGCAACAAAAAACATACAAATATTTGGTTCAACGCTAATGGGCGTAATAATTACTGTAGTAGAACCGTTGGCTGCTAGCTTGGCCAAATGGGGCACTAAACTAACAGAAGGTCTTCCTGGTATAGTAACAAGATTTAAAGATCCTATTGAAGCATTTGCTACTTTTATGGATAAGGTATTACTGCCAAAGATAGAAGTAATAGGAAATTGGTTAGGCACTTGGTTTAGTAAACTTAAAAACGTTGATAATATGTCAGATTTCTTTTCAATACTAGGAGATGCATTTAAGGATGCATGGAAAAATATTTCAGCTGAATTAATGCCATTATGGGAGAATACTATTAAGCCTGGAATGATAAGCATATTTGAAAGTGTTATAGACTTTTTAGAACCTTATATGAAGGGTGCGTTAGATATGCTGTTTGACCAATTGTCGTTCTTTATTTGGAGGAAAACCGGAATCGGTGATGATCCTAGAAGTGCATCTAGACAGCGTATATCCGACGATAAACAATTAGAAATAGACAATTTAAAAACCAAGGCAGCTACCGAAACAGACTCAGCAAAACAAAAAGCACTCCTAGAGAAAATAGATAAAATGGAAAAGCAGTTGCGCGACTGGAATATGGCCGCCATAGCGATTATTAAAGATAAAGAACAAAAAGATGTTCCTTTACCGAGTCTCAGAAGGTTCTCAGAAGGTACGTTAGGTGTAACTGGTAAATTATTTGAAAATTTTGGTAAAGGTGAGATAGTTGAACTACACGGAGATGAAGCTGTGGTTACACCTAGCCAAATGTCAGAACTTACCAATGCCTCGTTAATTAATAATTTGATGGCCAGCTCGCAACGGTTAAATACATTAACAGCGGAAGTACTTGCAGTAATGAGAGACAATAATGACATTAACAGAAAAACTCTCACAGCTACTAAGTCACTAAGCGGAAACTTATACTCATAAAATTATGTCTTGGAAAAAATATTTTACCCCCGTTTCAACCGGCCAGATGAGCCCAATATCTGGAGGAGCTGGTCTTAGACCTAATCCTAGTCGCACCAACTATTCCAGCTATCTACCAGATGTGTATTCTGGTCATCCGAATCGTTTAGAACGTTATGGACAATATGATACTATGGATATGGACAGCGAAGTTAATGCCGCACTGGATATACTAGCAGAGTTTTGTACACAACTGAACGAAGAAAATTCTACCCCATTTCAAATATTTTTTAAAGACGGTGCTACCAGTTCAGAAATTACCATTATAAGAAAGTACCTGCAACAGTGGTGCAAGTTAAACAAGTTCCCAAGTAAGATTTTTAAAATTGTACGCAATGCGTTCAAATACGGAGATAGCTTTTTTATTAGAGACCCAGAAACACAGGCTTGGTTTTATGTAGATCCTAGTAAAGTAGATAAGATTATCGTTAACGAAAGTGAAGGTAAAGAGCCTGAGCAGTATGTTGTGCGGGACTTAAACATTAATTTTCAAAGCCTTAGTGCCACGCAAATTACTCCTACACACCAGAACAATACAGTAGGTGGTACCGGTTATGTAACCAGCGGTGGTGGTGGTGGAGTCGGTGCTTCACCCCAAGGTAACCCTGGTAGTAGATTTTCAATGAATCAAAATCAGTGGGCAATTGAAGCTAAACATGTAATTCATTTGAGTTTAAGTGAAGGGTTAGACAACAACTTTCCTTTTGGAAATAGTCTTTTAGAATCAATTTTTAAGGTCTACAAGCAGAAAGAACTGCTTGAAGATGCTATTATTATCTACCGCGTTATGAGAGCACCGGAGCGCAGAGTGTTCTATATTGACGTGGGAAATATGCCCAGTCATTTGGCAATGGGCTTTGTTGAACGTGTTAAAAATGAAGTAAATCAGCGCAGAATTCCTAGTGTAAGCGGTGGCGGACAGAGTGTTGTTGACAGCAGTTTTAACCCATTAAGCATCACAGAAGACTATTTTTTCCCGCAGACTAGCGAAGGCAGAGGTAGTAAAATTGATGTATTGCCAGGCGGTACTAACCTAGGAGAGATTGACGATCTACGTTATTTTACTAACAAGCTGTTCAGGGCTCTGCGTATTCCTAGCAGTTATCTACCTACTGGTCCCGACGATGGAGGAAGTTCATTTAATGACGGTCGTGTTGGAACAGCATACATACAAGAACTACGATTTAACAAGTATTGCGAGCGGTTACAAAGTCTTTTAAATGAAAATTTTAATGCAGAATTTAAGTTATATCTAGACAAACGTGGCATTAACATAGATTCTAGTATATTTGATCTTAAGTTTAATCCACCGCAAAACTTTGCAAGTTATCGTCAAGCAGAGATGGATACGTCTCGTGTTGGTACTTTTGGAACACTAGTTGCTGTACCTTTCTTAAGCAAACGATTTGCTATGAAACGTTTCTTAGGACTAACTGCTGAAGAAATTGCAGAAAATGAACGTCAATGGCGCGAAGAAAATATTGACAAAGGTACTAATCTAAGTGCGCAGGCAGAATTAAGATCCGCCGGAGTTACTACGGGTGGACTATCTGCAGATGCTGATGCGTTAGGTCAATCAGGCGAGGCTCCTGAAGGTATGGAAGATATGGATACAGGAATGGAGGCTGCGCCTCCTGCCGGAGCAGTTGAACCTGCTGGAACACCGTAATTTAAATAAATACAAGTATGCATTTATTAGAATTCATATACTTTGACAAAGAACATTCAGAACCTACTGAAGATCTTCGCTATGATAGCGATAAAGATACTAGTATTTTAAAGTCCACTGACCTAAGGAAAAGTCGGTTAACACTTAGAATGCTTAGTGATTTACGCAAAGCAGGTGACGCAAGAGAAAAAGAAACTAGAGAAGATCT